CGTCGCCAACAGTGGCGGACCCATAATTCCTGAAAACCAAAGGGGATGTCGAAATTTCGTTTCCTTGAAAGATCTCGCGCCACTTTCCTGTCGAGGCGTCATAAATAAAACCGATACTCTTGATCGTCGTGTTAAGCCGAAGGTCCTTCCAATTGACCGCAAACGCACTGTTCCAGGCTACGGTGTAAGCGCCGGAATTGCGCCGAAACGTGAAAATCAAAACGGCTCCGTCCACTGGGTTGGTGGGCGCGTTGATCGTCGCGTTGTTCGAAAGCAATAGTCTGTGATGTGGCCCCAATGCGTAGTTTGGCGTGTAGCTTGGAGCTCCGGCCGTCACCTCTGTCTCGGCCGACGCAAGGGGAACATCTCGCAGACGCAGCACCCCCATCAGTCCAGAATGGTCAGCGCCTGCCTGAAAACCCAAAAACGAGTTAGCCGGCAAAATAGTCGATTTGCATGAATTTCCCGTCAAATACCCTGCCGTGGCGCTGGCCGGAGACTTAACGTAGGCCACATTGGGGTCGATCCCATAGAAAAAGACATTGTCGCGGATGATTGGCGTGAGGGCGTACTCGGCATCGATATAATAATCGGGGGCCACGGTCGCCAAGTTAAAAAGGCAATTTTTGACAATCGTATTCACCGGTGACTTGCTCGAAGTGCCCAGGATGATTGCCGGATTGCCACTGCTTTGCTCGAAGTACCCATTTTGCACGACCAGATTTCGGACGTTTTGAGCACGGATTGAGTAATTGGTTGCCTGATTGATGGTCAAATTTGTCAGAAAAAACGTGTTCGTCATTCCGACGGAGGTATTCGATCCGATGTCAATCCCTTCAGTACACGCCCGAACATAGACCCCGTCAAACAAAGTGGCGTGCGCCGATCCCTCGATGTCAACGGCCTTGGCGCAATTATCCACGATGAGATTCCTTACCTCGTCGATATAGGCACCGCCAACCGTAGCATCTCCAAGAACGAACCCGGTACCCGTGCAACGTCTTATTCGCACGCCATCGATCAGAGGAGCTACACCTTCTCCGTAATATTTCAGACCGGTTGCCGCAAGATCGTCTCCGTCTATCACCAAGTTTCTGAATGCCACGCTCCGAACAACCAATGACGACGACCCTGCCTCGACGACGATCCCGCCCGCTGTACCGGTGTATTTGATGACAGAGCCATAAAGATCCAAATCCGAAAGACCATGCTGCACGGTGGCTCCTCGTATGGTAAGAGGAGCGGTAGTCGAAGTTATTTGCAGGCCCGTGGTTTCATACGTATCCGCCAGCAACTGTATTGGGACGCCAGAGCCCACAACGGCCGCTATGGCTTTTGACAAATCCTTGTCAAACCACTCGCAATACACGCACTCGCAAGAGCCTGGACCCAGAAGCACAGATCCAGAGCCGGAAAAAATTTGATAGGGTCCCGCTTCAATTGGGCCGTTCGGTGTCAAGATTTTCCCGCTGTCCACCGTTATCAGTCCACCCTGCGGAATTACCAATTTCAACGTTTCCGGAATCGTACAATCGGCAGAAACGGTAATCCCCTTGTTGATGTACAGCGTGTGGAGAGCGGACCCAATCGTCGCGACCGCAGTCTCCAGGCTGTCTCCGTAATTGCCGATATGATCCAGGACCGGTATGGACAGCTCGGAGGTCGGGTAGTTTCGCAACTGTGTGGCAGAAGAGTCCCATCCTAGTAGGTAGCCGGCGATGGGATTGACTTCCAGTCCGGTCAAAATTGACCCCCTCGGTACGGTAAAGCTCCGGAGAGTGCTCTCCCTTATTTGCTGGATCTGCATTTCCAATTTGTCGAGCGCGTCGTTCAAGCTGGTAGCCGTTACAGCCTGGCCAGCCGTATAGTTCTGCTCCTGCAAATAATCCATTGCGCGCATAAGCGCTAGCTTGTTACCGGATTCGAGAGCACTGACGAGAGTTACCGTTCCGCCACTCGTGGAGCCAACGCCGGTTACCGTATAGTCCGTGTTGTTAACCAACACCGTTTCAACGCCGTTAGCGTCCGTAACGATAACAAGCAGGTCGTCGTCGTCATAGATTCTGAAGACATAATCGAATGGACCGGTCGTTCCGGAGCCCGAGTAGTCGTTTCGCGTGGTCTCAACCGATACGGTCATTGATGCATCCTCTCTGTCATCACGACAGTGATTGGTTATTCACGGTCCTTTTGGGGTACTTTGATTATCATTCTCAGCGGGTTGACGGTCCTCTCCTCGACGAACAAATCCTCGAATCCCTCCGCGAACGTTTTTAGCAAGCGCGGGACATATCCGACACCAAGCTCGAAAGTTACGGCATCTGCCGTCGCTGCCGCAAATTTTATCCACTCGTCTTCAGCGCTCAGGTCGTTGTCCCAGATCGAGCGTACCGCTTTCAATCCAGACCCGGCAAAACTGTAAACTCTAGTGAGTCCCTCCATGGCTGGAGACGGAGACCCGCGTCCAAATTCGACCATGGAAGGAATTGTGTTGACGATGGGAAAACCACCAATAGCTTGATCCAGGAAGTTGAAAAAAATATCCGAGACCGGAGCGCGCTCGTCGTCGTCATCCCATGGCATTGCTCCAAGGAACGTCGCATAGAAGGCCCACCTAGCTATCGATGGCGCCACCAGCTCATAGAGAACGTGCCCGAAATACGAGGACGTATCCATCTGTCCGTTTCGCCAGGCACCCCAGAAATAGCGCATCCGGTTTTGCACGCGAAGCCCTGGTGAGATGAACATGGAAAAGAGGCGCGTCCAGTTTTGCGACCGCTGCAAGGCCACCATGTCGATGAGATCCGCGCCAGGCTGAGCGACACGAACCGCATTATCCGCGTACTGGATGCACTCTTCGGGCGGCATTCTCAGGTCCGAGGCCTTCGCATATGCGGCTTTCCACACGGGGATCGTCACGGCTGCATCCGCTACCTCGATGAACTTGAAGGCGAACTTTTCCACGTCGTTCCAGGAGTATTCGTCTCCGTGAATCGTGAGCGTGCGTTTACCTGGTGACGTGCGCGTGAGCACCTCACGCATCTCTCGGTCAATCGCGAGCTTGCGGTTCGCCATGTAGGGAGACAGTGCACGCACCTCGGAGGCTGATTCGCGCCAGTTCCCCCATGACGAAAAAATCCCGCGTCCGACATAGACTGGACCAAGGTCCCGCATGGCAGCGAAGAAATCCAGAAATTGCTTGCTCGCGGATTTCACGTTGAGCCCAAGGACTGCGATGCTTGCGAGCATCCGTTGGCGCGTGAGGAAATCATCATAGACGTCGGTGATGGCGCGCTCCGGACGAACGACGCTCTTGAGCCATGGCCGGATCTCAGAATACGCCTCCCTCCCGTGAATCCGCACGAATTCCTCTTTCCATTCCGGGACGCGGGTGATTCGGTCCATGTCGCGTATCACGGCCGCGTGGGTGTAGTAATGGACCGTATCGTAAAGATGTTGAGCAATGACCCCGAGGGCGAGCTTCGGTGGCATCAAGCCTCCCGTTCGCGCATTGGTGAACCCTGAGCGCGCGGCCGGAGAATGAGTGACCGCCATTTCGGAATTCTTGAGCAGGTCTTCCGCCAGGAACGCTTCGGCACGATCGGAAAGCTTGTGGTCGAAAATCAGAGGGTAATATCCACCACGGATATCGAGGGTTTTCCCATCCTCTGTCTTCACAGTGAAAGGAGTCGCCTGCACTTTCTTGGTGTGGATGTTGTTGATTTTGAAATATGCCTCGTCCATGGGAGCGTATTGGGTGTCGATCAGGTCCCAGATCCCTTGGATTGCCTTCCAGTCTTCCTCGGTCAGCACGGAAACCAGCGTGTCAAGCTGCTCCCTGGAAAGCCCATAGCCCTGAAGCGTGGCGGCCAGGTTACCCTCATTCCCCATGTTGAGGGCCGCCGCGATCACGCGCTCGCTGGTCCACGATGTGGCGCCTACTTTCTCCATGGCCGGAGTCACGGGAACGCCTGGTGCGTCGAAATAGGTCCCGTGCTTCTTCTCGATCCGCTTCTGCGCCGCCCGGATCAGCTTGAATGCCTTCTCGTATTCCGGCCACAGCTCCTCATAGTAGATCTTTTTCTCACGCGACCCGGCATCGGACAGCCACCGAAACATCTGTTCGTTCAGGCCCGGATCGGTCCCATCCTGATTCTGGTAGTTGTCCATCGCCATCAGGTAGAACTGAATCTGGCTGATCTTGGCGATCCCACCGCGAATCTTTCTCCGGATGTCGAAGAAGCGAGTACGCTCCGACTGGATCGGCTTCGATTTCACCCCTTGGGCCAACCGTTGCGCCTTGTCGGCATAGGTGGCAATCGAGATGCTTTCCATGGTCAGCATTTGCTGGAGCTGGTCGCTGCCATGCCCGACAACCCAGTCAATCGCCGCGCGCAGCTCTCGCGCCTCATCGAGTGTCAGACCCCTATAACTTCCGGCCTTCTCCCCCCTGAGGAGCCACGGTGAGAACATGGGGACTCCGTTTGGATCGTCGTTGGCAACCTCGGCGACAAACGCCTCGAAGCTCTTGAGGCGATCCGGGTCTTTAGGGGACCGCTCGGTCAGCTCGTACCGATTTGCCAGCGCCAAAAACTGCTCGCGATGCTCATTTTCGATTGAGTCCATGTTTCTAAGAAACCGAGAAACCTTGCGCTCGAATTTGGCCATTTCTTCGCGAGATCGCACGGATTCGAGAACCATGGCATGGTAGTAAGCTTGGAGCTGCTTTTGACGGAGGGACTCCTCGATGTCGCCCTTGCGAAAGGCGGTTTCGGATGCTCTTGCCGCGCGGGATTCCGCCGCCGAGCTTCTGTCATAACGGAGTGCTTCGCGCACCGGCTTCTCCCCGAGGTCGGCACGCACCTTGTCACGCAACGCCTGAGCCGTGATGCGTGTGACTGAAATCTTGCGCTTCTCCTGTTGCGCGCGTTTCCTGCGCAAGATCTCCGCCTCGGCAAGGAGCACGTCGAGGGCAGCCTCATTGTGGAATTCGGCATCCCCTGGGAAGGTGACCCCATACTGCTCCGAGAGGGCCTCGCTCTCCATCTCGCGCCGAATCACATCTTCTTCTTTCGAAAGCAGCTCCTTAGCCCGGCGGACGATGGCGACCTTCGAGGATTCAGCGTCGGCCATGGCCTTGAACATCTCTTCCGTGGAATTGAAGCCGTGCTTCGCCGCCAGAAGACTTGGGTCGAGCTGGCCAACGGAGGAGGCCACGCCACCCGCGTGCCGGGTGTTTATCCTGCGAATGAACGGGTCTTCGTGATCTTCGACCCGGAGGCCTCCGTTTTGACGCGCGTCCTCGATGGCTGCGTAAACGGGTTGCGCCATGACTTCGCTTTCGGCGCGCTTCATACGGTTGCGCCTGCCATCCGGACCAGCCATGGCCCGCATGTAAGCCTTGAGCAGGGTGCTCGTGCGCTTCTCGACGGCGTCCTGATTCAGCTTGCGTTTGAGCTTTTCGATCCGGGTCTTTTCGGCGTCGGTTGCGACCTCGTCAATCAAGGCATCCATCGAGGAGCGAACGTTGTGGTAGGTCTCCGCCGCCTTGATATCCTCCTCGGCCTGAAGCATCCGGTCAAACACACCACGGATCTCGTCGTTGATTTCGACGCCGAGCACGGACTTGAGAGAGCGGTAGATGGCCGTGAGCCACCCACGAAATCGGGCGAACGCGCTGCGGAGCTCCTCGGTGGGGGCCTTCCCTTCGAGTAGGTAAGTCTCGAAAGCGCGGGCGAGCTTTTCCTGCTGGGCGACCCTGTCCGGCTGATCGGACACAAACCGTTGCAGCGCTTCCAGGTCTTGACGCGCCTGCTCGGAGGCATTGCCCGTTGCGACAAGGTTTTCCAGGTCGCGGATGAAGACGTGGCCGATTTCGTGAAGGAAGGTGGAATAGTTTGCGGACTTGAAGAGATTGATCACGGGGCCAGTGTCGGTGAAAGTCACGGCGCCACGCAACGATTCCTGCAAAAAAATATCGGATTGGATTCCAAGCTCTTGCCGTATTATATTAATGACGGAGCCTTGGTTCGGTGCGGACGGTTTCTCTCCTTCGAGGGGAACCCCCGATTGTGGAGTAGCCGAATCGAGGCTTTTTATTTTCGACATCTCGTGGTCGTAAAACTTCTTGCCATTTTGGTCTTCGTGAACGACCAGACCCGCAACAAACTCCTTATCCCCAAGAACCAGTTTTGAAGCGAAGATATGACTGGTTAGACTCTTCCCTTTGTAGTTCCTTTCTGAATGAATCAGGATGCCGTTTTTTAGCAATTCCGGAAGCGCAGCGATAGCTTGCACCTTCTCGGGGCCTGCCCCATGAGCCAAGGCACTTTTTATGCCCCCCCTCGAAACTCGAACCACCCAATCGGTATCAACGTTTTGGAAGTCGCCAACTATTCCATTTTTCGTGGCCCATTGCTTAGCGGCCCTCCTAACAGCCTTAAGGTCATAGTCTCCTGATAGGTCGGCTATCTCGTTGCCAGAAATGCGAACTGGTGAACTTTGTTCAAATCGAGCCGCAAGGTTTGCACCCTGATACAGTATCCTCGGGTCGTTCGGGTCCCACGTACCACGATTAAAAACGGATTTGACCTGGGTGGGAGAGAAGGCCACGTAAGCCGTGCCATGCCCTTTATCGTCTTCGATAATTGCGCCATCGTATTCATAAAGTGCCTCCCTGACAAACGGTGCAATCTCGTCCACGAAGGACGGCCCCATGATGTCCTGATTTACACGAAACCTGGCCTCAACATCTTCGCTATACCGTTCAAGGTCAGCGTGGTTTCCAAGGTAGACCTCAGGGGCCTCCCTATACTCTTCCCTCATGATTTCTTTGACGATTTCAAGGGCATCTCCGGTTACAACCATCCTCCTTGATACTTCCAGATCAAGATCCTGTCTCGATTTGACTCTTAGCGGATTTTTCAGAGATAGCATCGATGGAATGGTCCTGGCATCGCCTGTCTCCTTGATCGAGCGATGGTACTTGCTCACCTGCTCGCTTCTGACATTTGCCAGGTCAGGATTTTTAGAGAACCACGACCCAATCCTATCTGTCGCCGAATATCCCATGTCGGGATCGAATGATTCGAAGTCCTTATCAGTCCCGTGGTAGACCACCAGCGGATTTCCGCTCTCGTCCACCACCTTTGAGTCACCGAACCACGTCCGAAACTCAGGCGTGCTAACGTCGCCAGGTAAAATCTCCCCGATCTCGACACGCTCAGAGGGGCTCTTCTGCAAAAGGGCTTCCAGTCCCGGCTCCCCACCCCTCACCACCTGGATCTTCCGCAGCCATTCCCCCGGAGTCGTCGGCGTTCCGGCTCTTGTCCATTCCTCTGCCGCAACCTTCGCCCTCGTGGCCAACACCGAGAGCTGTGCGTCCACTTCCTTGTCGCCCATGCCCTCCAGGCGGACACCAGACGCCTTGATGCGCTCGATCTCGGCTTTCAGGTCGGCGTCTTCCGACATGACCCGTAGGCCCTCGGTCGCGCGTTGCTCCAGGACTGTCTTGAGGAATTCAGATTCCCGTTTCGCTTCGTTGACCGTGGAATCCGATGGGAACAAACGGAGGTCGTTGACCAGCTTGCGCCCGACATCGGTCCCGGCGATCTTCTGGGCGAAGACTTCAAGCGGAATCTCAACGTCACCATCCTGGTCGAGCGCCTTGCTGAACGCACCAGGCTCCACCTCGGCAGCTTGAAGAAACTCCTGGAGGCCTCCGGGATCGGATTGGAACAGTGTGTCCAGCGCCGTGGCTGGAATCCCAATCTGCCCAATATCGTCACCGGCAACAAGCGCATCGGCTTTCACCTGCTCGACGAGCGAGCGGATCGCCGGGGAGTAGCGTCCACGGGTGACGCTCCCATCAAGCGAGTCGTTCAGCGCATCGAAAAAATCCGCGTTCCGTTTGGATGTTTCGACAGCATCGACAGCAGGCTTGATGCTCGCGACCGTTCCCGGGACCCCGAGGAACCCGAAGGTTGCGACGGACTGAATGAATTCGTCGGACAATTCCTGCCCGACTTCCTGGAGCGTCTTGTGAACGAATTCCTGGTCACCGGTCTTTTCGGAAATGGTTTTGGCAATATCCTCGACCACCAGGTTGACCAGTTTCTGCGTTGTCTCCTGGGCCGATTCCGTCAAAACCGTCTTCCCATACCGACTCACCAGCGCAAGGGCGGCTTTGCCGACGGATTCCCGAACCAAGGCTTTCGACGCGACACCCGGAAACAGCTTCGCCAGGCCGGTAAACTGAGCGGACTCGATCCCTGCGTTGACCACGCCCACAGCACCCGCTGCAACGCGGGCGACGTTGTCCGGAAGCGGATTGCCTTCCAAGTCCTTCAGGTCCAGGAAGTCCAGATACGCCAGTCCACCTTCCAAGTCGAAGCCGTAACCCAATCCCGAGGCGGCCTGACCGGCTATCATGCCGGGAATCAACCCCGTCCCGCCGACATACGGAGTCATCGCGGCCCCGAGAGCTCCTCCAGCCATGGCACCCCATGCACGCACCTCGGCTTGTTTCAGGAGCTGCGGGAGCATTTGCACGGCTCCCAGGTAGCCGGATTCGAAAAACCCGTCTATCGGTCTGGAATTCAAGTCCTTGAACGCCTGCCTGAGCTGAGGAACTCGGTTATCGAAATCGGACGGTTTCCGGCCTACGAGCGCTTGAGATCCATACCGGCTCATCTCCTCCTGAACCCACCCGGACATCCAGGCGCGGTAAGAATCCGGAAATGTTTCACGGACCCAGTCCCGAACGGGAGTTTCTTCCTCATCCGGCCCTTCCAACCGGTCGGAATCCATCCATGCGGTGGCCTTGGGCCGCCGGGCATACCCAAGCTTCTCCTCGATGCGCTTCAAGCCCTCGATATCGTCCTTGGCCACGGCTGCCAGGTCAGGGTCGGACAAAATCGCTGACGTTGCTGGGTGTGTGCTTTGCAGGTCATCGTAAACGGCGACACCGGACATGTAATCCCAGGCATCGAAACGGTCTTCTATGGCTGGTGCGGGGACTCCCATCTTGTCCGCAAGGGTGAGCACCTTCCCGTACCTGTCCGGGTCTTTTTTCTCGACGGACAACAACGTGGAGCGGGTCGGATCCGGAACCTCGACAAATCGGGTCTTCTGGAGTCGCTGCTCTTCTTGCGGTTCGTATGCCTCTACCTCGACGAAACGCCCCATCAATCCTCCAAGTAATCGACACGATTCCCATCCGCGAGCAGATACCACTTACGGGTGCGCGGGTCGAAATGCGCCGTGACTTTCTGATTCGCGCGCTTGCGCCGCTCGGCTTCCTGCCTGAAGTGCTCCGGGATCTGGGACAGGTCGTGCACTCGCGCGTCAACAGCCTGATCGGCGCGCTCGAACAACTTTCCCTTGTTCGCTCCCCACGTTGCGCCAAACAACGGGATCTTCACCCCGGTCCCCTCGATCACCATATCCGACAAAAAACCACGCGAGATTTCGCTCACACGCCCAGGAGAAAGCGGCTTGTTCTTGTTCTGTTTGATCTCTTCCTTGACGGCCTCCTCGATCGCGACAAAGGCATTGGCCTTGCGGACATCCCAGGCCTGTTTCTCCGCATCACTTTTCGGAGCATTTTTTTCCGGGAAGAAGACTCCAATCTCTCTATTGATGGACTGCCGCGCCGTCTCGATCTGCACGTCTTTCTTTCCGGCCTTCATGTTGTTTTGCAAGACGACCAGCTCATGCCAACGCCCATCCTCGATTTGCGGGTAGTCTTCGAGCAGGTCTCTTAACTCGAAAGCCTTCCGGCTCTCCTCGTCTCCGCTTGCCAGGTTCAACAGCTCATAGTACCTGCGCGCGCTGGTATCCGGGTCCTTGCGTCTGGCTTTCCCTTCCAGAGCGTTCAATACAGGCTGAACCGCGCCAGGCTCTGAGTTGAACAGCTCGGAATACGCGGCGGCGCGCGCTGGATCGCTCAGCAGCTCGGCAACGGTCTTCGGTCCATTGGGATCCACGATAGCCCGCGTGAGCACGTCCTTGTTCTCCTCGACGCGCATCCGCTCAACTTGCTTTCTGACGTTCCATTCCTGCCTGAACTGGGACACGGCGTGATCCGCATACACCGCGTCACCTGGGCGCATTTCTTCCGCCCTGGATCGCACGAAAGATTCCATGCTCTCATACCGGCCGGCTTGACTGGAAGGCACGGATTGCCCCAGGTTTGAGAGCGCCAGGCGGCTTTCCTTGTCGTACCGGCCTTGAACCGCGCTTCTGACTTCCGGTGTTGACCCGCCGTATTGGGTCTTCCGAATCTCGTAGACGGACCGAATCAGCCTGGAGGCGTCCTCCGTCCCTGCTTCCGAGAGGGCCTTGTCGAAAATTTTAGCGGCTCCAACCGATCCGTGGCCGGTGGCTGTGCTCCACAAAACCTGTTTTAACGCTTCAGGTTGCCGGTCGATGTCATAGCCTGTCTTCTCCAGGATCGCGCGTCGGGCAGGCTCGTAGTGCGTCTTTTCGATGAAATCGTGCTGAAGGCGCTCGAACCTCCCAGGATCTTCCCTGGCAATCTGTTTCCATACCTTGGGCAGCTCCCCCGCTGCGCTCCCCGTATTGGGATCTCCGGCCTCAGCCAGGCGGCCATGAATATCCGGACTAGCGTCCTTCAAAAAGTCCACGAAGGACCTGAACGTGCCCGTCTTGGACGCAATCTGGTAGGTTCCATAGGACGTCCCGCCAACTGAGTCATATCCGACCGCACCAGGGTTTCCTCCCGACTCGAACCTCCTGGACAGAGCGCCTACATCGAAAGCTTCATCGGCTATTTGCCGCGATGTTTGAGCGTCGAGAAGTGGCCTGATATAGGAGCCAAGCTGCCGCTCCAGGTCAGCCGAAACCATCCCGGAGGCAACGGCTGTCTCCAGCTCTTTCAGCGCACCGTTCGGGTTTTGGAGCGCCATTCCGGATATGCGCGTCTTGAACAGGTTATCCGTGAAGCTTCGCCGCATGTGCTCCCGGTCTTCGTACTTGAAGACGCCGGATGCGATCCCTCCGTCAATGGCCGCGTACCCCTGCCGGATGCTGTTCTCGAGAACGGATTGAGTGTCAGCCCGCGCGGCGGATTCCTGAAAAGCCACGATCGACGAGAGTCCTGCTCCCTTCGCGATGTCCGCGCGCTTGCGCGCAACGTCGTCTCCGATGGAAATGGCGTGGGAGGTCAAGGTTTTGGGAAAGGTCAGTTGAAAGTATTGTTTGGCTCGGTCACTCCTCAAACCGTTTTCCAGGTTCGTGCCGATCTCTTTCGCTTTTCTCGCCCACTCCATGCGAGCGGACTCCGGGTCCGTGTTGAACAGTTCCCCGCTAAGAGTGGACTGCCTAAGATCGGCCATTTGCAACCCTGCATTCGCCATGGCCATGGACACCTGCGCCGTGTCTTCCGCGTCACGGATCGCCTCGGACCAGTCCAGCCCTTTTCTGACCAGCTTGTTTCCAATCCGTTGCATGACCTCGGGCACGTCGCTTCCCGCGTCCGCTGGAATGCTCGGAAGGTCCACGGTTGGGACACCCACTCGACTCTGATAACGAGGAATGACAGGCATTCGCTTATCCTAACCCGTAACTGGAAGACAGTTTCCGCTTGCCGGTTGAAGGGGCAAACATTTCCATCCCGTAGTCGAGAACGGTTCCGGCGGCAGACAGCCATCCAGCACGGCGTTTTTGCGGAGCCATCCAGTCGTAAATGGACGCCTGGTAGTTCTTCGACGCCGCTCTCAGGTCTGTTCCGTACCCGATGTTTTGAAGGTCTTCCTCGTAACTCCCGGCTGTTTGAGCCATCACGTCAAGTGGCGAGCCGCTCCCGATGTCAACCCCAGCCGCCCCGTACAGGTTGGCCTGCTGCCCGATCATCTGCCGGCGCTCGCGTGACAGTTTCAACGACTCGGCCTTGCCTGCCTGCTGAATGCTCTGAGCTTCCATGCGAGCGGCCTTGGCTTGAGCTTCCATCATTTGGGCTTGCTGTTTCCCCTGCTGGATGGAAGACACGGCGGATAGCCCGGTACCGAGAGCCCCAAGACCGGCCGAGATCGTGGCTCCCCACCCGCCAAGCATCGCAGGAATGGACGCTAAAAATGCCATGACATATCCTCCCTGACGCGCGCCATCATCACGTAATCCTCTCCATGTGGACCAAACGACCTGGCGATCCCTTCGGTCTCGAACCCGAGCCGCTCTGCCCAACGGACGTTTCGCTCCAGTCTCGCGTCGATCATGGCCTGCAATCTCCGAATCCCGTGGAACTGCTGCACGTCGTCGATGCAGCTCGTGACAACGCGGTGAACCATGCGTCCATATTTTGCCATGAGTTCCCCTCCAATCACCACTGCCTCGTACACCCCAGGATAGAGCAACGCGCTAAACACGGCCGACCCGACCACCTCACCGTCCACCAGGAGCGTGTAACCGAAGCCTGTTTTTTCGAGGTGCATGAAATAATCCGGGCCAAGGCGCTCGACCAACAAGGGGTCAACATCGCGAACCTTTATGCTTGAGCTATGCTCTGCTCTGTATGGAACGATCTCCACCATGAAATCACGCACATCCTTAGATGGGGACTTCCTCCCAAAGCAGCATCGACGCAACGCTGATGGTGGTTGTGGAGGTCGTGTTGAGCAGCGCCAATACACCACCAGGAGGGACAATCAGCGACCCGTCGAATTCCTCGGTCGATGCTGGGCTAAAAAGTGGAGTCGCAGTAGCACCCTGTGCGGCAACAAGGGGACCGAATGCGGCGGCCTGCTGAATCACCAGGTTGTTTGTGATTCCGGTCAGCGCCACTGCGGCAGTGAACCCCTTGGCTTGACTTCCGGCAGCAGCCAAAGTCTTACGGTTCAACGGAGCCAACCCGGTAGTGATCGCCCCATTGTTGATGCTCGTGGCCCACACAAAAGCCCCAGGAGCAACCGCACTGTTCCCGGCAACAGACGTTTGCAAGATTGCCTTTGCAATCACCAAGTTCACCGTCGAGGCCAAGGGATTCCAGACGCCGACGATAGGAGTGGTTGTAGCCGTGAGGGTGATCGTGTTGGCGGAAAGAGCCGTGGACGTCATCCCGACGGAATAGAGATTCCCTCGATAGGCTTGCTCGTACCACTTGCCGTGCAGCTCTGAGACGATTGTGTCGCCAAACTGCCCGAGACGATTATTCCCGCACGTACCGGGAGCCATGGACTGAGCGGAGGGTGGTCCAACAACGCCTTGCAGCAACATGTCTTACTCCTTTACTGTTGGGTTGTTCTGTTGAGCTGAGAATCGAAATTGCCAAGAGTTTCAGTGAAAAAACCATCCGGACGACTCAACATCAGCGGGAGCTCTTTGAGGTAAAAGCTTTGAAGCCTCAATTCATCCAGGATCAATTCAAGAAGCTCCGTGCTGTTGAAACGCCCGCAGCTCTCCGACTCGGACACGAGAATTGGATTCATTGATCCCGTGCGAGCCGGGTCCGCACCAACGACGACCTGGTGGCCATAGGCATCTGAAATGGTCCGCCTGATCTTCGAGTCGTAATCAACTCCTCCGACCGTAACAGGGTTTGCCGTTGGGGTTGATCCAACGGCCACGTTGCCGCCCACTCCAGGAAGGCCGGAAACTCCTCCAGTGACGACCGCCGTCCCTCCCCACTGCGCGATGTTGGCGACGCTCGTCGCAAACGGGGCCGAAGTCATTCTGTACGTTGCCAGGCACGAAACTTGCCCACCTGCAACCGTCGTTGAAACGCGCACCCTGAATCGCTCGAAGAAAATCGGTCCGACAAAAAAACGGTTGGCACTGGCGGCAAGCGTCAGTGACGTAACACCCACCGAGCTCGTAGCGGCTGAATCAATCAATTGAACCGCCACCCATGCGTTCCCATCACTCGATCCCTCGAAGCTCAGAACCCCGGCAGATACTCCTGCACCCGTAATGATTTGAAGGGCGACGGTTCGATATTGCAGGCCGTCTTGGTAGGCCATCAAAACACCAGCCACTGGATTGAGCTTCGAAACGATGGGGGCTTTAAAATCCAGGAATTGCTCTTGTGCGATTGCAACCGGAAACGACCCACTAAGAGGTTGAATCCCGGTTAAACCCGGAACAATCTCCACCTGGTCCACGTCAGCGAATCGAGAGGACGAGGATCCATTGTCGCCCGGTGCATTTCCTGGCATCGACAGGATTATTTGCAGTCTGTCGGAATCCGCCATCCCGTTGCATGAGGAGTTGAACGTCAAAACGTTTCCGGAAAGCGACCCGCCGCACGTTGTAGAGGGTCCAGCGAAATTGTAGAGGATGACGCCGCGAGTCACGTTTGTGACCAACAAGACCTGCTCTAGGGAAAACGCAGGAAGATCCGAGAGCGTTACGGTTTGGGAGGTTGGGCTGAACGCATAGGACCCTGCGTCAACGCCGACGATGATCTTCAAAGCTTTATCCTCCGAGCGCGACGGCCATCGCTACCGCGAACGGCCCTGGGTCGGGTGGAGATCCGTGCGTGTGGTCGTCCAGCGCGAAAAATTGCCCCGCCCCAACATCGGGAGCAATCCCCCACGTGGTTTCGTCCGCTACAAAGATTCCCTGGGTTGGCCGAAAATGCTTTCGTATGTCCTGGTAAATCGTTAAGGTTTTTTCTGGCTTTAACGGAGGCCTGTCACCTGGTGGGTACGCCGTAACCGTCCGCCCTATTTTTTTGCCTGTGTCATCAGTCATTGGTTTGCACCACCGTTACCAATCCCAAAAGCGTCATTGGATAGGGCTGATCCTGCACGATGTATGGTGCGGCATCGTCCGACCAGTCCCCAGGCCAGGTCAATTCAGCGTGTCCGCGTTTGAGCGTCGGGACCGCCTCCATCAGGGTTACGTCTGGGACGAATGTCTTGATTGGATAGAGACTGGACAATAGTGCTCCGTACTTTCCGCACAAAGTATTCAGAAATCGTCCGTATACCCGCAAGATCTTCTTCGTGCGGGCCTGCGCCGTGCCATCCTGTGCCCCGGCCTCGATGCTCATGGGCTGCACAACCGAAGTGTACTTGAGACCGGCACACACCGTGGACGCCGTCAACGAATCAGGCAACGTGATCCGTCCGGACGCCACCGTGCATTCCCCGACATACCACCCGTCCGCCACAACCGACACCGAATGGCCTTCCAAATGGTCGAGACCCGTAAACGTATTAGAGGGTGGGCTAACCGATCCGGACAGAGAACAATCCAGGCACACGTACTCATCGGCACTGGACGCCGAGGAGTTGTCTGCAACCACCTCAATGAATCGTTTTCGCGCTCCGCCTATCGTCCGATCAGTGATCACCCAAGTTTCGTCGGTGCCTTCCGAGCCACCCATTGAGGACGGGATAGTCGACACCCACAAGAAATCCCCCTCCGTCGTTCGCCTGGACCACCCGACCACATTCTGGGCCATTGAATAGGCGAGATCCACCATGTCGCCGTTGGACAGTACGCAATGGATGATGGAGTAGGGTTCTTGCTGATAGGCAACGGACAAAATCCCGGACTGCGTGATGTGCTCCGAAAACTCCGTGAGGTCATTCGCCGTTAAGCTGTCGCTCTCGAGGGAATACCCGAGGGCAATGAGCTTTCGACGAGAACGTTGCAGAAATACGATGGACGATCCTATCCCCATGGGGCGGAGGCCTGTTGCGCTCCCAGTAGTGGACTTTAGGACTATATCCAAGTTTGATCCGCTCAGGACACCACTCTTCACTGGGAGAATTTCCACTTCCTCGCCCAAGGTCCCGACTATCAGATCTCCCAACGACCTGAGCCACTCGATTCGGTTGTCCACAACATTGAGCGTGATCGAGAACGCGGCGTCTTCCGTGTCTCCTCCCGGAACGAACCGCTCGTAATCCGAAGACCACGAGAACCACACGGAATAGGGCTGATAGTCCGTGCTTGCGAAAACCATCCGCGACGAATGAAACGCAACCGCTTTGGGATATCCGCGCACACCCGACCAGGCACCCTCACGCCAGGTCGGCGTTGGATCGGTGGAGCCAAGTGGGCTGACCACATCCACCGTTGCAGTGTGCCCATTGGATACCCCGGTGATCCGGACCACACCCCAACGTTCGTTTTGGGCAATGGTCATGCCGACCCCACCAGACGTCACTGTTTCGAGGACGCACTTGTACCAAACATTATCTGCTGTTTCGGTGAACTCCTGCTTGGTGCTGTAGTGGAAGCTTGCAACGTCATACCAAACGTAACGATTGAACGATTTTTTCAGTACGACGCGCCCGACAAAATCGTTATCAGGACTTGCGTCCACGTAGAAATTGCCCTTGATCTCAACGTCGTCCGTTTCGCTACCAGCGGACACAAGACGCTCATGGACGCTGTCCCCACTATGGCGCAGTCGCCACAAACTGCCGACGTGACCAGACTCGAAAACGTCAGGATAACCAACTGGGCGATAGATGATCTTGAGTCGCCAATCCGTAGAAAGCGGAGTCACGGCGCCGGTTGGAGTGGCGGAATATCCGGACAGGTACGACGAAGACCCGGCCGAGGTGACGTCCGCTCGGATCGCGGCATCGGTCGCGGCAATGCCGATCACGATCGCATAGGTTGCTCCATCGGTCATGGCTGGAAGCGTTGAGAACGCGAACACCTTCTCGCCTGCCGTGCCCACGTCTTGCGTGCCACTGGTTGCGAGAGCCGACCCGGTAGCCTTGCTCCCATCCGAAGCGTACAAGTACGCCGTGGCGAGATCACTCGCAGAAGCTCCGGTCGTTACATTGACCGTAACGGATTCCAGGTCGCCCCCTTCGGCCTCGAAAATGAACACGGCAAACGGACGCCCTGCTGTCAGGAATTCCTCCGGGGTTCCGACAGTCAGGTCAAACGTCCCCATGTCGGTTGCAACCGTGAGATTGGACGCTTCCAGCGTGACGCCGGTCCCCGTCGTGGCGCTTGCGGCAAGATGAGTTATCCCGTCAATGTTCTCGTCGAGATAAGGGCCGTCTTCCCATACCACTTGGTCCAGGGACCAGTCGTCGTGAGCATACCGAGTGAGCTTGTAGACCGGATAATCCGAGTGCGCGATATAGATCACATCGGCGGACCGCGCAAACTGCAATCCCTTCAGGTCGGTTGACAAATAAGGGGAGGCGATTTCGTAGGGCGTCCCGGGCGCAGAAGGATTTTCTATCTGACCTCGATCCTTAAGAAACCGGATGTACTGATGTCCAAATTCGAGCTGATATGCCTGAACGTTGCTGAATCTGAAATCAACCAGAATAGCGTCTCTGCCTGAATACTTTGTCTCGCAAACATATTGAAACCCTGGGTAGCTACTGATCGCGCCGTGCTTGTGGATGAGAAAGTTTTCCAGGGTTCGGCATCCGCCGTAGTACTTCTTTAGCCTGACGGCCCCCTCAAGCAGGGGCGACAGCTCTCCGGAATTGAACTCGGTCTGGTGCTGGTATTCGCGCGGCATCAGCGAGCGTCTTTCCATGATGAGGTTTTGCGCATGACAGCGCCGGATTGAATGTTGTCTGAAGCCCGAGCTTCCCTGAGACGCATCTCGGCCAACTGAAGCATCGCCTGAGTGGTCGAGCCACTCTTTGTCAATGCCGAGGCCAGCATCGCGGCCAACGCAGCAGCCAGGGCAGAACAAAACAACGGAGAGAAACGGCCGGTCTCCTCAACTCGGCGCACGTATTTCAGGTAAACGGCCGTCTCGTTCGTCAAGACACGCCCGGACTCGATTCGACAAGACATCTTGGACCGGTCGTCAACGTCCATGTCGTCCGTATAAGCCGTTGCCTCGAGGACTCGGATGCAGTCCGCCGGGATGACATAAGCATACGTAAATCCGTAAGTCGGTGCCTCGGCATCCTGCTGAAGCGCAACACGTGTTGTAGCGAATGACCAGGCGAACCGTTCGAGTAACTGGTCGCGCGCAACATCCCAAAACGCCTTGACCTTGACGGCTTTCGGGTCCTGGGTATCGTCGATGTCGTCAATAGGCATCTCTCCCAGTAACCCAAGCGCTTCGTTCACAATGCCCAGTTGGCTTGCCATTTACACCCCCAGGGTGGGTCTCAGTACATTTGCTGATGTACCGATTTCTCCGGCGAAAATAGACTGCTGCTTGCCGATCGACCGCAGACGACGTAACCGTTCCGCCTTTTCGGCATTCGGGATCGCCTCGTCCTCGACTTTCGGAGGAGGGGGAAGTTTCGGCTCTGGAGGCTCCGGAGATGAAAACAAACTGCCCATGCGAGCTCCTTTCGGATGGAGGGGGACTTAGCCCCCCCCCTATCGACTAGATTGGAATTTCTTCCCAGGTGACCGAATACCCACCCAAGAACGTGGTCCCTGCCGCAACCCACGTCGGGACCCAACAAGACCCCGGCGCAATCACGATGTCCCCGTCAACGTACTCGACACATTTGAACCCGCCCAGGTTGGCCGCTGTCCCAGCCGTGATATAGAGGTCCGCTGCCCTGATAATGACCAGAGCCGTTGACCCGGTAAGCGCCGACCCAGCAGCTGAAGCCAAACAACCGGCAATGGACGACGACCCAGCTTTAGCCGGATTGTTGCAAACAATCGCTCCGGCAGTCGATGCGATGGTCGGTGCAGTGCGAGAATACGAATGGAACACGGGAGGAATAGGAGACGTTCCGCTGATCGGCCATACCATGAACTTGAGAATCGAAAGGTTCTTGTTTGAATTTGGAGGATTCCACACGGCAAACTGCGTACTCGCAGCAGCCGCCGCCCCGTTGATGTTACCTGCCGCAATGGTCGAGGACCACGCCGCCAGGTTTGCGCTGAATACGTTCCCGCGCGATGTGGCTTCGTAATATTTGCCCTGACCCTGTGCCATGACCAGAGCGTTGACTCGGCTGGCCCGCGAGTATGGCGACACCACTCCGTCTGCTGTTTCGACGTACCCTGTTCTGACTCCATCGAGAGGCATTTTGTTTTCTCCTATGCAATGAGGCTAAGTGCCTTGAGTTTCGTTTCCAGTTCAGCCATGCGCACCTGAAGATTCTCGATGACCTTCAGTACCGAATTCCCCTCGTCGGCAGTCACAAACCCGTATGGTGACGAGGTTGTCAGGTTTTGGATCGCATAATCTGGCGAGCTCGGCGCAGTGTAGGTCAACGTGGTAAGTTGCGTAGTCAGAGCGCTCTGTTGTGCCTGTGCCTTGCTGCTCCTTGCTTTCGTCGGTCTTAATTTAACGGCCATCAATCACCCTCCTGGACGTTCTTGCGCCGTCCCCGTCTCCTCATCTCCGACGGCGAAAACACTTCCGGCTCGATTTTAGGTGCGAGCGTTGTAGCGGATAGAGGCTCTGGGTCTGTTTCTTCCTTAGGACCTTCCAACTCAAACGCGTACTTGAACTTTCGGTCTACCTTGACACCGTTGCGCGCCAACGTAACGAGCTTCTTGTCAACCAAGACCGAAAAATCCAGTGGCTCGAAAAATCTCGGGATCAGTTCGTTGTTCTTCGGATCGACAACATCGACGCCGAACGGATGCCAAACCCCACCGCTATAATCCCATTGAAGGCTCCCGAGCACTTCAACCGTATCTCCTGGATTTCGCAGGCAGTCCCTCCAAAAACACTTCTCTCGACAAACCCAGAGCATACCCTCTCCTTTACACGTTGGACGCCGGAACAGGAGACAGCCAGGCCGTGTAAGTGCCGCTTTCGAACCCGGCCGTTGTCGTCACGACCTGAAGCCTCATGTAAGCCAGCATTTGCGGCCTGGGAAGCGCCACACTGAATGTCTTTCCAGCAACGAGCATCGCCGCAGTCTGTCCAGTGCAGACCTGCAACAGAACGGTTGTGGGTGCGGTCGAAGCGCCATGGACAATGTTCATGGCAACCGTCCCGCTCCCGGAGGAAGCCCCGGCGGCTGTCATGACGATGTTGAGAAAAACAGGTTCGCCCATGCCAATGTCCGGATTGGCCAATGTCGTTCCGAATGCATCTTTCCCCGCCCCGAAAAAGATCTCGTCCGTGCTGTACTCCGTGGTAGCCGTGGACGGAAGAGCCACGTCCTCGGATAACAAGGCCTTTGCATCGATTGCAGTCATGATTCGAAACTCCTTCCAGCCCGGAGAGACACTGCACTCCAGGCCAATATCAGGTTAGGAAATCGCTGTTTCCGTATTGACGATCATTTCGTCCACATAGATGGGGACACCCAGAAGAGCCGGGACATCGCCGTCTCCATACGGGTCCTTCATGCTGTGGAACACGTTCGACTTGTCCTTGATCGAAATCAGGATCTGCGAATGGACATTGATCGAACAATACCCAACCGCCCCACGGCCCTGATCCCTCATCCAGTTTTTCACCTTGACGAGCACGTCCTCGTCAAAAATGTTCGTCGTCCCGGACGTCTCAATGTTGGCGACACGTGCGATGCACCTCGGATCGCGCACGACAAGTCCCGCATCCCAAGAAAAATGATCACGGTAAACCCGATACAAATAACCGCTAGAGTCGGTTTTTTCGGTTTCTCCGATTGCAGTGTGCTTCAATCCGGCCATGGACCCACGCGGATAAACCATATGGACCCTGTCCGCCCTCCACTGGACGAGATAGATACTCGACACGTCAGAGCCAGTCCCGCCGCACCCCTGTACATTTGTTGTGTTGAGCGTGGCCATGCGCGGAGCCAGACCCGTCCACTTTTCCGGATCGACGAGCGCGTTCCCATAAAACAGCTGGGAGCTCATCGTCTGCCCAAGGCCTTCGATGAAGGCGACATTTTCGTCTGTCCTGAATTGCACCTTGTTGGGCATGGAATTGACCAACTTCAGGTCGTGATCGGCAAACGCCTCAAGCATACCGATGGTATCCCGAATCTGTTTGGACTGACCAACCTCTGATGGGACTCCGGCATTGAATTTTCTGAATGTTCCGGCGGGGAGGCTGTACCTCTGGGTGGTCACATGACTAAAGAGGTCGTTCGACTCGACAAAAACGGCATGCTGCAAGCACGGCCGCGACTTGTGCAAGACCTCGGCCATGGGCAGCATTTCGCCATTGTGCTGCCGCTTTGCAACTTCAAGCAGTGTCAGCTGTGTACTCTGGGTCAACGTGGGCATAATATGACTCCTTTGTCTGTCTCACGACAGTCTCGGAGTCCACGGCGCTACTATTTAACTCCAAACCCATCCTCGTATTTCAGGATTGGGTGGCCCGAAAGCGTGCGCCTGGGCTCCGTCAATTTGTTTCCTGATCCCGATATGAAACGGTCCTCCGAATAATACTTCCCGATGACTGAAAACATCTTCACAAGAGCCTGATTCGTCGGAAGAGCTTCTGCCAACGCGGCAACCTCCTCATTGCTCATTCCGGCGTCCGATCCTGAACCCTCCAATCCCTTGATGGCCAGAGCCACCTTTGCATCGAACTGCTCGCCCCACTCCTTTTGCATCGCTTCCTTGGCCACCAGTTTCTGCGCTTCCCGATATTCCGACAGAGACTCGACCACGCGATTCATAATGCCCTGGACCTGAGCCTCATTCAGCCCGGATTCATGGCTGGCTGCAATGAACCGCTCCAAGACCGGATCCCCTTTGGGAACCCCATTGGGCAGAGACAGCTTGTACCCATCCGCTGTTTCAGGCACCCCGGTAGCCTTTCGGATCGCATCTCGAAATGCTGAGCGCTCTTCGTCGGTTGCGTTCTCTCCAGGGACCGCAATCGCTCCCTTGAGCTTGCCTTCCAACGCGGTGTACGCGGTCAAGACATCCTCGACACCCTTGGCTTCCTTGAATACCGACAATGTCTCGTTCGACTTCACCTCGTCAGGAAGCGAGTCGAACCATGAGCCTACCGGTGGGCTTGCTCCGTCAGAGCTTGCCGGTTCAACGTTCGTATTCGTGTTGGAATTCTCAGACATCTTCGCCACTCCATGAAGGATCGATCGTTCTCAACATGTTGTCCTCTATCCCGCTCAACTCGAGAATCCGTTGGATAGACGACTTCTTGCCGTCTCCGAACCCCGCACTATACAAGGGATGCTCATGCTGAATAACCGATCGGTCGAACAAGTGCTGATTCTGTATCAAGTCCATGATCACAATGTAGGCGTCAGGACTTGTGAACACATTGTGGTACGCCAACTTTAACCGTTTCTTGTCCTCGCAATACCGCTTGATCATCTTGTTCCGCTTCGCCTGATTCATTTGCCCATCCCTAGCAAGGCGGTCATCGCGTTGGGTTGCGCCGGATCGAGAGGTATCTGTCCAATGGATTTAGCCGCCTCGACGGCCGCCATTCCGGCCTGAGCTTGCGTCATGGCCTGCTGTTGTTGCTGCCTGGACCACCTCAATTGCCGAACGGCCTCCGGAGAACGAATTACTTCAGACGGAAGCTTCTCGCGATCGGCAATGACCGCATAGGCCTTGTCCACGTCGAAATTGTCCAGAACGGAAGGGTCACCGGTCGCTTGAGCGATCAGCGCCGTTTTTTGCAGCACCGACAGAATCGAATCGCTGTCGCGCCTGCGTTGCGCCAGGAACAGGGGAGACATGTACTCCGTTTGTATCTTGTCGGCGTACCGATAAACAATTTCAGGCGCGGGCGGGAAATATCCATCCTCGAAAAGGATATTGAAAATCCTGTCCAGGTCGCTGTCCAAATGCTCGCGCTTTTGCCGAGAGATAACCGGCCCGAGCAGTTGCACCTTTTCCTGCTTCCGCTCAAGCGCCTCGGTAGCGGTCATCCGATTGTCCGCCTGCGTGATCGCAAGAAACACGTCCACGTGGAACCAACGTTGCACAGCGCGCGCCTGCCTATCCTGCAACTCCAATCCGAATGGAATGTTCAGCCCTGAGACAATCGGCCTAATCTCTCCGCTATTCGGCTGGTAGAAATTGATCGCACCGGCGCTCAGGTCGAGGTTCTTTGTGTACCCGTCGTCAGGGGCTTGAAGCGCTGGCTCCACCATGCGCTGTCCGGCTATCAGATTGGTGGCGGCCATTTCGTTCAGCACGCCCATATCGCTGATCGCCTTTATGGCCGGCCCTCTTCCGTATCGCTCCCTTCCTTGCTTGTACATCCTGGACACACTGAACGGGAACGTTCGGTAACCACCCTCTGACAAGAGCAGACGTTCTCCCGGATAAATGTGTACCGATGCAAACGACATGTTTTCCAGATCACGCTTGGACGGGTCGTAATCTCCCCTGGGGTACACACAATGCAAAAACTTGAACTCGTCGTCCTTGTTGCCGCTTTCGTCGGCTCGTCGGATGCAATCCGGAAGATCGCCAGGCTTGAACCGTTTCATCGCATCACGGGCCGACAGAACGTATTCGAGGAAAATCGTGTCTACGATACTCGAGTCATTTTCCACAAACACGCATTCCGTAAGATCCACCATGCGACAGTTGATAATCTTTTGTTCCGTTGTCTCGATGTATTTGACACCGGTCCCGAACGCCACCTGACTTTCGAACATCTGGAAAGCGACATCTCCGTAATTCGAGTCGTTGATAGCCCTGAAGGTAATATCCTCACAGGATTCGAGCCATTGCTTGACTTCAGGGACTTCAAAGAGCTCAGGCGGCATCACGGACCATGCAAACCATTTGTAAGCGTCTGGACACAGGCCCGAGTAAATACCCGCTACCATCACGTCCTTTGCCGATTCCGGGGTTCCGTCGTAAATCTTTGTTCCGCGTTTCTCGCCTGGCGTCCTCGTACCAGCAGACATTGACCCAATTTGTGCGTTGACGTATTGCCCCGAAAGATTCCAGAGCGATTCCCATTGCACACGCTCGTTTTTCAGGCGCTCATTGCGTTCGATCAATTGCTTGACCAAATCCTCTTTAACCATGTGCGGACCTCGTGAAATAACCGAGTGGGTCTTTGGTTTGGCGCACTCGTGGCAAATTCTCGACACGACGCACCGGAGCGGCGAAAGTGAGTGCAAGTGCGTCACCCCTGTTCGGACTCGGAATCCCACGCTTTTTCATCTGCTCTTTCCCCTCCAGACCAACGCGCCCATCGAGTTTGACGTCGTATTCAGGACCGACCATGTCTGCTCTCAGTATGGGATCATCCGGAAGGCTCCCGCCGTCCCGCATCCATTGCAAAGCCAGAGCCCACATTTCCGTCCGCTTGTTCTGCCACTGCGGATCCGTTGACGCCCCACCAAAACTCACGAGCCGCCACTTTCGGCCCCACGACTTACCGACACTGGCAACTCCGGTTCCGTATCCGAAATCGATGAACACCGCAGCGGCTTGATGCTTGTCCTCAAATTGAGCAAGAATCTTGGCAAGCCACACGTCGTCCTCTATCTTGTAGCCCGTCCACAGGATTTCAAAATGCAGCCCGCGACGCATTCCGATCACATACTCGTCATCTCCAGACCACGCCGGATCGAGGGACAGGATCACAGGGGCATGAAGTACATCTCGCTCCGCAACAACTCTCCGAATCGCCTCATCGACAATTTCAGACGCGATAAATTGCTTTGACGAAGACACGTCGAACGCGCACTCGAATTCCTGCGCGTATTGATTTGGGCTCATTTGCCGACGAGCTTCCTCCAGCTCGGATTCGGGCAGAACACCTGTTTCGCTGGCGCGATACATCCCGACCCACCATTTTGAGTCGCGAATCGCTTCCTGGTAAATATCCGAAAACAGGTTCCGTCCTTTCGGTGTCCCGATGAACACCGCACTTCCACCTCTGTCTGCGATTGCAGGTCGAATAATCTCCCCCCAAACAATTGGTTTCATCTGGGCGACCTCATCGAGGACGACACAGTCAAAATACATCCCACGCAGGGCATCGGGGTTGTCGGCCCCAAACAGTCTGACCCGTCCGTTGTTGGGGAGCTGCACCCAAAGCTCCGATTCGTTTTTGACGACTCCAGGGATCGGTGCGGTGTAACGCCGCAAATAGTCCCAGGCCACCGATTTCGCCTGCGCATAAAGGGGGGCAATGTACGCGCACCTGGGTTCCGGAAGTGTGCATGTGGCCGCCATTTTGACCAGATGGTTGACCACGGCCACCGTTTTTCCAAAACGACGATGCGCTACAATACAAGCGAAACGATGCGACTCTATTTGACGGTGCATTTCCACCTGATGATTGCGTGGAGAGTATGGGATCGTCACGACTGCCATTTGATCTCAATTCCCCCGTCAACTTTTAGCCGCTCGACAAACAGCCCCAGGTGCTTGCCTATTTTTTCGAGAGCCGAGTTCTTGTCCCACAACCGGACTTCCTTGACGGTCTCCTTGACCTTGTTCCCGTCCTCGTCGGTGGTCCACTCCTGTCTCACCTTGACGGATGACACCGCCGGAGCAGTGTCTTCCGGCCAGGCGTTCATCGGTAGGAGGTTCCCGTCCGCATCGAACAGTTTCCGAACGTCGCTGAAGCCCAGGCGGGCAAGCTCCAAAACCACCCTGTCTTGAGTCACCTCGGTTCGTATCTGTCGATCCCTCTGTCTTTCCGCGATCTTATCCGCAACGTTAGGTTTCGTCAGGAGGGCTCGCCCCCAATTTGGGTCGCTGTATCCGGCGCGTTGAGCGGCCGCCGTCGCGTTGAGATCGATCAGGTACTCATCGACGAACCGCTTCTGCATGTTAGTCAGTCTGGCGTTGCTCACGACTCATCCATCCGACAATCCCACTGGCTATAGCGAGTAGGATCTCCTTGCTTTCGGTTGGTGTAAAACAGCTCGTAATCCCGATCCCAACCAATGCCAGCATAGCAAAGACCTCATCACTCACCGCGCACCACCTCACGACACAACCCCTTATGGATTTCCGCCGACCGTGATGTTTGCATGTTCGACCTGTATCTTCAGCTCCAGACAATTCCCAAGAACCGGAGCGGAACACACTTCATTGCTGTACGCGGACTGCCTGCCATGCGCGTCTTTGGCCGTGGCCGCGAAACAGTAAACCGTTTTCGGATCGAGTCCGCTCACGGTTCCGCGCAACTGGTTCCCGACATCGAGGAGCTGCGTGTACTTCCCGGACTCGACTCCCCAATGCAGCTGGTAGGAAGAGACCAATTGTGGGGTGTCGTGGTTCCAGATGAAACGAAGATCAGCGGCGACAGCGAACGCCGACGGGAGACACCAGACCATGAATAGCTGTAGGATTCGTTTCTTCATCTCACAACCCAAGCGCGGTAGCTGGAACAGTCGCGTCAGCCGTCGTCGTCACGGTTTTGGGCTGACTCGTCGTGACTTCGATCCGACTGTTCGTCCCGGTCGCGTAATTGTTCACCGTAACAGTCATGCACCCAGTCAACCCGACCGACACAGCAAATAATGCAGCAGTCCAGACGGCACGTTCGATTCCAGAGGCACTGTTTCCGATACGCGCATATTGACATCTCATTTTCCTACTCCCATCGACTTGAGAGCATACGGAACGAGTATTTGCAGCATGGGCCACAGGATGAACGCGGCGCCAAGAATCCAGTTGAGCTTGTTGTCGATGGATCTCACTTTAATTTCTATCGTTTCGTTGAATCGTGTCTGACTTTCAATGTTTTTGTCGCATTGATTTTTTCGGCTCTGACATCGTTCGTCTAGCAGCTTACGCTCAACATCGTGGATCGCACAACGCCCACCATCCAATTCCTCCTCCCGTCTTCCCATCGAGGTCCGTCGAATGGTTTCCCTTCGATCCTCGAATTCTGGGTTTTCCACATCGTTGAACAGTTGGCCCACGATTTTAGACATGCTTAAATCCCCGTCACTGAAGGCGGAAGATAGTTGGGGGTGTATTTTGAAGTGATTTTGTCGTCTTGTCCAGGTTTTTTTGCGATTGCGCGTTCTCGAAGCACCATCGCCTAGCATCCCACCTGGAGACAGTCATTGCGCTCTCCCAAGTTCCGTCAACACGCTCCCCGTGGTAGTGCTCGGTCACGTAAGACCAGATGACGCGATATCCTGCCGGAGGCATCTGCCTTGGGCAGAAGCGAATGACAACGAAATCATATTCGGTCATCTGAATTGTCTCCGCTAATCTTGGCGATCTGTACCGCAGGCTCCGTGCCCCGTGCCAAACAGTCGCAACAGATCACGTACACAACCAGGTCGTCTTCGCTCTCATACCATCCCCATCTCCCGGTTGGACCGCCGCAGTTCCGGCAGCGAGGCAAGTCATGCTGAAGGTGTGAGGTCATTGCCGACCTCCTGAATCACGACCCGAGGGTGCTCCATCCTCGCGTCGAGGATCTCAACCATCCTGTCGCACAGTTCGCGTTGTAATGGCGCTATTGCAGCGCGTATGGACATGGGTCCACTGGATGCCAGTAGGGTGGATTGCAGTTTACAGCGCACTGAGTAGGTCATGCCGTTGACTGTTACTGAAAGCTCGATTTGGTCTGTCATGCCTGTCCCCTCCGTAAGATACGCTGTGTGGGCGGCAGTGCGGAAAACAGCGGGTCGAGATCTTGAGCGCTCGAGACAATCAGGGCAATGGCTCCGGCTGAATTCAGTGCAGCCAGTTCGATCCTCTGCTTCGGACCGATCCTCCCGTTTCCGTCCGGGTTTTTGAACTCGAGCGCCACGAATCTCCCGTCGATGCAGATCAGTCTGTCCGGGATTCCGGACCGCGATCCCAGTCCGCCCGGAAACGCCGTCTCCCACATCCGAGATCCGTAGAGCGTGCGCAGTTGGCGCATTACGGCCGAGGCGAAGACGGCCTCCGGCTTCCTGTCCTTCTGACGCTGGAACACAGCTCTTGCCATCAGCTTGCCTCTCTCACGAGTGATTCCACCAGGCTTCCAGCAATTGCTCCGATGTTTCCTCGCAGCTTGGCTCTATCTGCTCTGCCGGCTATTTTGACTCGCTCAACCGGCACGTCGTAATTCAGCGCGGCGTTTTGCTGCTCGTGGAGGCCTATCAAGCGGGTTTCTTCTCCACCGTGCCCCAGGGCGGAGTATGCCTTGAGAAACTCCTGGCGCCTGAAGTGCAGCTCACTGATCGGCCACAGGCACACCTCGTTCCACCCAGCCATGGATTGAACGACGCGGACTATCTTCGGGTCGTCGAATTCAGGGCTCCCATAGGCTCCAGCACGACGCACTGCCTCCTGGAGTTTTTCCCACGCAGTGAGGGCCTTGTCCTCTTGCTTGCCTTGAATCAGCTCGACGAGCTCCACGGGCTTCGGGAAAAACTTCAGCGTGGAGCAGGCCTCCATCATTGCACGCTCAACGGCGTCGTCATCGAATCCAGCCAGAGCATTTCGGTAGGCCATGATCCGAAACTGCGACAGCTCCGGCTCGCGAAACACCTCGACCAGGCCCAGCATGTTTCGCAGAAAACGCTCCGTGTCTCTCACTTCGCTTTCCTCTCCATCTCGAGGATTGCAGCCATATTTCTGGCCGTTGCTTGCCCGGCGCGCGAAAGCACGCCATCTCCCCGATACGTCTCGGCAGGTGGACACCTGGCCGTTCCATTCCCGTTCTGGGTCCTGTTTAGCCAGTTGGTCAGGAACCGATACCAGTTGCTCTTTCGCCTCTCTGGGTTTGCCTTGACCCACTCCGCTGCCCTGAGTAGCTCCGTTGAGACGCAACATGCAGGATAGGCCTTGGCTAGAGCGTCCATATCCTGCTGCGTAATGCCGTGCCACTCGAAGGTTGTGGGGTCAAGCCTGACCCGCTTATGCGGGACAACCGTCTCAGCGTCCCGCCTCGCGTGCGCGTGATCGCCCGTGCCCGCGTGCGCAAGAGTCCCTGGCTGCGGGTGAGAGTGCGACGGCTTTTCGTCGCAGCTCGCACCACTCTTCTTTGGACCCGCAGTCGGGGGTCCGGAGTCAGGAATGGGGAAAGGGGAGTCAGGAGTCAAGGAATGGGGAGTCAAGAAACAGGAGTCAGCAGGGCCGGAACTGTTCTCGCATGGTGCTAGCATGGTGCCAGAACTGTTCTCGCATGGTGCTGGTATTTCCGAGGGTGGCTCTTTGATGTGGGGATTCTGGTGCTTTAAAAAGTTTTGTACCTGAATAAACCGTTTCCCCTGGTGCTCATAGCGAACAATAAACCCTCTCGAGGCAAGATCGAAGAGCATGGCGTCGAGATCGCAATTGTCACAGGGCATCACGTCTATCTTGATCTGCTTGGGTCGGTCAACGAGGCGTCCCTCTCTATCCGCCATGCACCAGAGACCAGCGAATAGAATTCGCACCAATGGATCACATTCGAGCAGATCGGCATTCCTGAAAAACCCAGGTTTCAAACTCCGAGCCCTCACGCCACTCCCCCCTCTCAGGCCATCGCGCTATCGGTCAAATTCAGTTGGTAGTCAGCCTTTGAAGCCCAGCTATTGTGTTCCTCCCAATCATGGATACTGTAACCGTCCTCGTCGCGGTCTATCCATCGAAGATCGACCAGGCATGATAGAAATTTGCCGTTCTCTCCTGTCCACCTGGCCGCAATTTCGATGTCCTCCTCATCCACTCCCAAATCACCGTTGGGTCGATTCTGTGCCGCCCAGAGCCACAATATTTGGAGTGATTTGACACCAGGTAAACCGAGGCGTCGTTCGAGCTTTACTGTTTTAGGGTGGTCCCAGAACGCGACGGAAAGACGGATATCCGAGTTCATTGCGCCTCCACCAAATCTTGAGACTATTCGCCGCCGTCCAGGACGAGCACGCGTTCGAGAATCACGAGGATCTGATTTTCAAGGGTTCTCCTCTCTCGCTTTGCGTCTTTCTCGAGCAAATTCAAAATCGCCAAGTCTTCGGCAAAGCTGACAAGGATCGATCCGGATTCCTCCAGGTATTTTTGCAGTCCTCTTTCAATCCTTTTTTCATGGGTGGATCCGTCTGTCTGTCTTTTTTTCAAGCAGGCCTTGCATGTCGTTTTCATTCTGACCGCGCCATGCATGTACACTGCGAATGCCTGGCCACACCAATTGCAGGTCGAGAAATCAGGCGCTTCAGGTTGAAGGTCAGTAGTCAACGAATCCTTGACTACTGAATGACGAGCTTCTTGGTCGCTTGTCGAAGTTTCCGGTCTTGTGCCGATTTCAGCCGAAATAACCGGGTCGATGGTCGGTGGATCGATGGGAACAGGAGGAGGGATAACGATGTTAGACCTGTTTTGTCGATTGATCCCCGTGATACACGGTGCGCATTTGTCCTTGCGCGACGGGTAGAATTTGACTTCATTGGAGGTCTTTCCGCAACGGTTGCACTTCGCTTCATTCTTGCGCGCAGCGGATTCTGCCTCCGGATCGTAATGGGTCACAACATCAGCTCTTGTCGTCATGTCCTGTCCTTTTTCAAACCCAAAGCACACGCCACAGATCACTACATTGTAGTTCCATGGAGGCCTCAATCCGCAAAGCTTGCACAGCGCCTCACCATTAAGTCCGGACCCCTTCACGGATGCCTTCACGGATGCCTCGGAGAGGGCCTCGGTAAAATCACTCGCTTCCATCAAGTCCTCTCGATGAAGATCCCCAGTAGCTGCGGCCTGCAATCTCGGTCTTGATCCGCCGTTCGTGCCTTCGGTCTGACGCTGCCTGCCCCAAAGCCATCCCAAACAGGCCCAGCCCAGTCCCAACGAGCCCACCCACGACGAACCATTGCCACCAGGTCATGACCCACCATCCTTTAATTGAAGAGCCGACACCGCCAGAGTACCCCTCTGGAAACCTTGTTGATCACCCCGGCCACAGCCCCGACGCTTGTGGCACAATTGCCTGAAAGAACGAACGGCGTCGGCTCGGAGCGCCGCCAGGCAGGATCCGAGAGCAAACAAGGGGGAGGAGCTGCTCGGCATGGCGGCGTTCCCAACCGGCGCACGGAGGACCGAAGGTCTTCGGACGGGCCTCCCGGTGATGTGACGTCTCAGCGTCATCACCTGACAAAGCGGACACTCGTCTCCAAACTCACATGACCAGGCGTGCCCCATCTTGCATCGCGACAACGAAAACGGTCCGGCCAACGCATCCTTCATCGTGAATCCTCGCATCGCTGAGAAGGCCCCCGGCAGGGCAACCAGGGGCCTGTCACCTCATCCTAAACTCTCGACATGGGTTGCGCGTTTTAGAGTGAGTCGCGCCCCTCGGCGAGTGTCGGGTGGGGTCATGGGAGAATCCCTTATCCATCAATAGGATATCAAAGGTGCGGTTAAGGATCCGTCATATAAGCGTATGACAAACGTCAGAATCTTTTCCGAAAATCTAGCCGAGACATCCTTGCTGCATGCTGTTTTGCGGGTGAACCGTTCCGAAAAACGTATGACATCATTCTGACTGAAGTATGAAGTCCTCATCCACTACCCTGTCCAGGAGAGTAGGACACGATCTGATCTGTGGGACGGCCAGCAACAATGAGAGCCGGATCAGCTTTGAAACATCCGTGTCCAGGTCGATCACCTGTCGCCCAAGCCAGTCGTGAAAACGCTCGTCAAGTCGAACGGAAATGAATCCCATCTTTTTTGCCATGACTCCTTCCTTCGCGGGAGGGAGATGCGCTCAGTTCTGACCCGAGGCGGCCCGGTGCGGTCGCTGGGATTGAGAGGCCGTTGAAGTGCGTATCACAAGCTCCAGATAACGCTTGGCAAGGGGCGGAATCTTATCGAGGGAACGCCACTGCCGATACAGGCGCGGGTCAATCCCAATGGCTCTGGCCACCCGGCTGTGGTTCCCGTACATCGCTTTCAATTGGTCGAAGATGTGTTTGGTTTCCATAGTGAGGAAAGGATAGGCCATGACAGCCTATGAGTCAACAAAATTTAGGCAGGAAGGACCGATTGAAAACCTAGGTCAATTTGGCCTAACAGAAAACATCATGGAAAAGCAAGGAATCGATGTACAAATTGGAGAGAGAGTCACCAATCTGTTGAAAGAAAGGGGACTCAAAAAAAGGCCATTCGCATTGTCGGTTGGATTGGATGATGGACAATTCCGCCATTTGATAGCCGGGAGAATCAGATGGAATACGTCTCACTTAAGTAAAGTGGCAGAAGGTCTCGGCATTTCCCCAGCCGATCTTCTTGAGGACCGACCGCGCCAAATCGTCTATCAATCTCCCCCCTCTCTCCAAATCCAAAAGGTAGACCGCTTCAAGCGCTTCGACGAGACCTTCGCGCCAGAATCCTACATCCCGATCCGACTCCTGGAGGGAGCTGCGGCAGCGGGATCTCCAACGGAAGTCCTTGACTATGAGCTCGAAAATGCTCAGTGGGTGCTGATTTATGCCTCGCGGGAATGGATGCCCAACGACCCTGAAGATTACACGTGCATCAAGGTGTCAGGGGAAAGCATGTGGCCTATCCTGTCGAACGGGGACATCGTGGCGGTGGATCACGCGGTGAAAGATCCGGTGGCGCTTGACGGAAAGATGGCAGTCTTCAAGATCAATGGAGGAGTAACCATCAAGTGGCTGAAGTTCATGCGGGAACAAGGGGTAGTGGTCGGTGTTCCCGAGAACCGGGATGAGCTGGACCACGTGGTGACTTTGTCGGGTGACCAGATCAACACGGGGATTGTCGGCAAGGTAGCCTGGTGGTGGTCGAAGAGGTGAGCTGAATGCCTCTCATCGAAAAGCATGAAATCGTATTGCAGGTTTCCGGGCCGGAGTTCGAAAAGCACTGGCCTATGCGGGACATCACCCGAATTTTCACGCATCTTCAAATCCTACTGGACAGCTCGTTCTCTACCATCTACCATATTCCGAGACACCAGGTTCAAAAGCACCTCCTGGTCAACATCCGGGAGGTGGAGCGCGGATCGTTCCGAACATCGCTGGAGTTGATCATGGCCACCGTTCAAATAAGCATGACCACGGTTTTACTTCAGTCCGGACCCAAGGAAGCATGGCAGCTCATGAAGGATGCCTACATGTATTTGAAGGCGTCGTTCACATTGGCTGACGAAGGGAAGATCCCCGAAGTCACCGTTGATCCGTCTGCGCCAGGGGTTGTCTTGAACGGGAACCGGATCACCGTAAGCGGAGGAATTCACTACCACGCACACTCCTGCGAGAACACCTACAAGAAGCTCACGAAGATGGTTGACGGGAGATCAATCGACCGAATTTCCCTTCTTGATACGGATGAACCATCGGAGCCCATCTCCATCGGGGCAGCCGAACGGGAGCTTTTCAACCCCAAGGTGAGGATAGCCAAGGACCCTGTTGAGGCAACCGCGAAAATTTATGCCTTCAACGTTTACGATTCCGCCGGCCGGCTGGAGGTAATCGAGTCGGATCATGTGCCAAACAAGACTTACCACTTCGTGGCCCAGGACAAAAACAGCATCGAGCAGTATGTGCATGCTCTGTTGGATGAGCCCGTGAAGGTGTTTGCCTTGAAAGAAGTCGAGGTCAGACCGAATGGTGTTGAGAGGGTGGTAAAGCTGATCGTGTACCGTGTGGAAAAAATGGGACAGGTTTAAGCCCCTGATATAGCCCTGCACAGCTCCCTGTCGTTCATCACCGGCTCGAAGAATGGATCATCCCGGGCATCGTTTCTCGATGACGGATCGATCTTGATGGCCTCGATCAGGTATTTCACGCAAAGATCGTGTTCTCCCCTTCCCAGGTGGGCTCTCGCCAGATCGAAGTATCCCTCCTTGTCCTTGGGTCGGTGAATGGTTGCCTCCCTGAAGGCATCGAGGGCCTGCTGGATGTTCCCTTTTTCGAGATAGGCATAACCGAGAGCATTGTATCCATTGAACACGCCAGGCGAGATTTCAACGGCGCTGGAGAGCAGCTTTATTTTTCGGTCGATGTCCGAGATGGTATAGCTGGCGATGATGCGCTGTGAAGCCTTGTGCGTGCGGAAGATTTCTTCCTTGAAGTCCTCCTTCACCTTGGCGAGATCCTGGCGAAGTTTCGAAAGCGCCCGGTATTCAATCAGGGCCAGCACCAGGAAGAGCACCCCGATGCAGGCAATCAAAACGTTCAAACCGGTCAAAATGAAGTTTCCGTGCTCCATGGTTGTTACTCCCGATAGCTTCTATCCCGCAACGGCTTTCAATTCCTCTCGGATCACTCGCCGCAGAGTCCTCTCCAACACACCATCCTGGTCGGTGATGTACTGCCGCAGCGCATCGTTTATCATTGCCTGGTAGCTCCCTCCACCAGCATCTTCAACCTTCTTTTTGAACCACTCCAGGAGGTCCTCGTCGATTCGGATCGTGATCCGGGTCTTACCGGGAGGCATCGGGATTACAGGCCCTCGTCTTCCCTTGCTGAAATCGTAATGGTCTTTCATCTAAAGCATCACCTCTTTCAATACCTCCGGCTTCATGTCGGCGATCCTGATCAGTGTCTTTGAAGCCCCTGAAGGCTCCCTTCTTCCCTGCTCCCACTGCTGTAAGGTGCGGATCGAAACCCCGAGCAGCTCGGCAAACTGAGCCTGTGAGAGACCAATCTTCATTCGAGCCCTGGCCGAGGCCGTCTTGGGCTCCAACACATACCGCTTCCCTCCACCGGCTTTGATTTCCCTTATCCCATCAAGGACTTCCTGCCAGATATCTCGTCCAGCCTCATGCTCTTCGAGCGCCTTGCCCGTCAGTTTACGACTCATCGATAAATCCTTCCTTGAAAGCCTTCAGGACGTGAGCGGGAATGCTTTCTCTTCTAGCCTTTGAATAAATAGCAAAAAGCCAAATTTCATCTGGTTTGTGTCTCACATAATAGATCAACCTCAAACCACCACGTTTCCCTGTTCCCGACCTTTTCCATCTCAGCTTTCTCACTCCGCCAGTCCCGGGAACGACGTCACCAGATTCCGGATGTTCCATCAGGAACGACTGTAGCTCCGCATATTCCTCGTCATCGAGGTATATCGGCAGTTCCCGCTCAAAAATGCTCGACTCGATGAATGTGTACATGCCCATTAAATACTCCATTGGCGCACAAACGTCAACAATCCCGAAAACCCACACCTGCGCAAGCGGCGGCTCCTGACCTCCCCCACCCACGCCTGCGCACGCGACGAATCTTTTGGACTAGGCGCGAATGGCCTATTTTTCTCTTGACACACTAGGCAGCGGCCGCCTATTATCTCATCCAAGCACGCACTGAACCCCATCCCCTCTAGCCCGTGCGGCAGCCCAACCGTATTTGCGAATGCGGCGGCACCGGCGGAAGCCGGAGGGGATCAATCGGAAACCTTAAGGACCACTTGAGCGCGTGACCGTCCGGGCGTTTGCCTAACGAGGGTAACGACGCGCACGGGAGGACAAACCATGGGAACGCATAAGATTCAAACCATTTTTCCGGGCCTCAAATTTCGCTGCGAAGTCTGCGGCCCACAACCGGCCAAAGCGTTTTACCCAGGCAAATACAGACTATGCCGCGTGCACTGGAACGCCGAGCAGAAGGACTACACGCGGCGCATGAAGGAGAGGTGGGGATGATGTGCTACTCGACTTGCTTCTACCAAAAATGGGACGGCGCATGCCGGTATGCGCGCCCACCTGAGGACGGACAGTGCATGCGGGAATACTCAGGGCCACAGGAGCCGGAGGAGTTCGACGGCTGTGTGGAGCTCCTCATCCACCAGGCCGACACCCCACCGGCAGACATGCGCACGGTACTCCTGAGCGACGGACATGAGATGTACCTGGGATACTACAATCACGGGTGGGGAGGATGGAGCTACTTTTCGACGGAGGGCGTCCGGCCCATCGACCCCATCGCCTGGTCGGATCTTCCGACCGTCGAGGATTTCACGCAAGACGTCCTTCGAGCCATGAAAAGGAGAAACACCGCATGAACATTTCATGTCCCATCTGCAAGCAACAAATGAAACCCGGCTGGATAACCACGGACACAAAGGCTTCGCGCTGGTTTGTCGGAACCTGGACCTGTCCGGCTCATGGGGAGATGCGCCTGTCCGGACACCTGCTTCGAGAGGGTCCGGAGATCAAGACCCACATTCCCGAATGCCCGAACAACTGCGGCATTGCTCCCGTGGTACAGCTCACCACGACTGAATGGGGATGCTGCTCGTGTGGGTGCAGGATCAAGATCAGAAACGGTCGACTGGCAACCTATCCGAACCGCAGAATGATGCAATTGTCGGATGGACTGAAGGTCGCTTGATTCGACGACGACAAATCGCCCTTGTGGCGAGCGCGATGAACACATCACATGGAACACGTTTACGGAGAATCGCATGCAAAACGACATACAGAAACATGACAGCACCATGGAGGTCATAGTCCACACCTCAGCTGGGGACGTGAAGCTCACTCCAGCCATTGTCCGAAAATACCTCGTGAACGGCAACGGGGCGATAACAGAGCAGGAAATCGCCATGTTCCTCGGGTTGTGCAAGTACCAGCAGCTCAATCCCTTCCTGCGTGAAGCCTACCTCATCAAGTACGGATCCCAGCCGGCCACGATTGTCACCGCCAAGGAGACCTTTCTAAAGCGCGCAAGGCAGGCCCAAGACTTCCTGGGCCACAAGGCGGGGATCGTGGTCATGGACACCACCACCAAAGCCATCAGTTACACGGAGGGCTATTGTCCGCCAGGGTCCAAGGTCGTCGGGGGATGGGCGGAAATCCACATCGATAAGTGGGCGTTCCCGCTGCGGGTCGAAGTCGGTTTTGACGAGTATGTCGGACGCAAGGGAGACGGGACGGTTAACAAGATGTGGACCGAGAAGCCGGCCACCATGATCCGCAAGGTTGCCCTGGTGCAGGCTCTGCGTGAGGCTTTCCCGTCGGCCTTCGGCGCAATGTACTCCGAGGAAGAGGTCAGCGCACAAGACGATCTCCCACGCTCCCCCGTTGACACCGCCCAGGTGATAGACGTTACGCATCGCTCGGAGCCTACAAACGGCGACAGCGCCGCGCCTAACCCAGTAAACGAGACCCAACAGCCCCCCACCGCTGAGCACCGCCGCCGCCGCAACAAGTTTCGCGTGGATCCCATGATTTTCGGCTCAGACGAGATCATGACCTGCGGGTGCACCCCGGATCAGCTCACTACTCTCCAGGGGATAGTCAAGCGCAACGACGAAGCAAAGAAATGGGTGACGGCGAAGGCCAAGGAGATGACCGGATATGACCAGTGGTCCTTCATGCGTGAAGACGAAGCGCAGTCCGTTCTTGCTGAAGCTCGGGAGCGTTTTCAGAAGCCGGCGCTTCAGGTGGACGACCTGGCACAGCCCAATAGTGATGAGGCTGTCGTTCCCGTCACGCAGGATTCGCCACCGCAAGCCATACCTGATGACCTGATCGACTGCCCAGTCAGACCGGGTGACCGCATGTCGCTATCCGGATATTGCATGACCCAGTGCCGCGAGCGTGCTTCCCTGGGGTGGTGTCCCGCCATTCCCGGCGACGAGGCTCCCAAGGCCGAA